GCCATTATTGCCAAATCGAATCTTGATTGGATAATATTTATTTGCTTCGAGTGATATTTTACCACTTCTTTCTGTCGCACCATGTATTCCTCCATTATCTACAACTAATGTATCATCTATCCACAAGAAACTTTCATCATCAGATGTAGTATAAAATGTAAATTCGCCACTCAATTCATTTGTATAAAACAATCCTATATATTCAACGTTGTGATTTGTACCTTCGGTGAATTTTTTATCAATAATTGTATCAAACCCTGAACCAAGTATGTCATTTGAAGTATATGCTTGATAACCTCTTCGCTGTACCCATTCAAGCCCTTGATATTTTGGTCTTATTCTAAGCTTTGGTTGATTACCCATAGTATTCCAATCACTTGGGTATGTAGATGGTTTATTCGATAGTGAATCATAAGTTCCATCAAATGAAGTGCTCCACGAAGGTTTATTTGTCATATTATTCCAATTACCATCAAATATTGTGGGTTTATTTGTAACGCTATCATAACTTCCATCAAAAACATCAATCCACTCTGGTTTATTTCTCAAAGTTGTATAATTTCCATCAAATTCAGTCAAATTAGGAACATTTTTCAATGTATCTATGTTTCCATCAAACGTAGTTAACCATTCTGGTTTATTTTTAAGTAGATCAAAATCATCACTTCCAATAATTGGTTTATTTGTTAAACTATTGTAATTACCATTAAAAGAAGAAATCCATTCAGGTGTATTTTTAAGTTTATCAAAATCACCATCAAATAAATCAGGAGTATTATTTAAAGAATTATATTTTCCATCAAATCTTGTAACCCAGTCGGGTTTATTTAACATATCATTATAATCACCTTGATAATATTTTGGTTTATTTTTTACACTATCAAATGTACCATTAAACGAAGAATTCAAACTGTATGGTTTGTTTTTTAATTTATTGAAATCGCCGTCAAATAATTTGGGTTTTTCTTTCAATGAATTATAACTACCATCAAATGAATGAAACCAATTTGGAATGTTTTTTAAATCTTTAAATTTTCCATCAAATATCTCATTCTGGAATGCAGGGGTGTTTTCCAAACTTCCAAAAGTTCCATTGAATGTATTTATCCACTCTGGTTTATTTTCAATCATATCTAAGTGTGTTTTAAAACTGCTTGGTTTATTTAAAATACTATCATAACTCCCATCAAAATTTTGTATATTTTTTGGAATATCAATTAATTTATTATAATCACCATTGAACAATATTGGTTTGTTTGATAATGCATCATAACTTCCATCAAATGATTTAATTACCGCAGGAACATCTTTTAAACTATCGAAGTATCCATCAAATAATATTGGTTTATTGTCAACGTCTTCATATTTTACAGGATCGGCGATATGGTTTTTAATTCCTATTTGAAGATTATTGATTTTTTTAGAATAGGTATTATATTTATCTCTAATATATACATCATTGATACGCATATCATTCTTTTTTAGATCAAAATCTATGAAAGGAGACCCTTTATTGTTATATAGTTGTATATTTTGTATATTATTTGGTTCAAAATATACATTGTTATTTACATTTAGGTGTACACAGTTATTGTCATTATCGCATATTTTAACAAATCCTTTGTCATTTTTGATAAGTTTGTGAAAATCTTGATGAAAATCTTTAATACTAGAATGAAATGCATCTTTATTTATATCAATCTCTTTTGAACTATTATCGGTTGATAATTGTAACTCTTGTAAATTTTCTTCTATTTTTTTGTTGTTTATCGCATTTTGGGATAACATTTCATTAATATTATGTACACTCGAATTCAAATATCCTTGTTGTTTTTCAAATTTATTGAGAATAATATCATTAATCTTTTCTATATTTTCTATATTTAAATTAGTATTATCATTCATATCGTCAATTTTATTAATTTTAATTTCTTTCTCTCCAATATAATAATGAAAAATAACTGAAATAAATATAATTGTCAAAACAATAACAAATATTATTGACAATGTATTCATATTATTTTAAAATGTAATTATTACTTATTATATTGGCATATAATATAAAAAAATGATAAAAATAACAATTATTTCCATTTGAATATAACAATACCAGAACCACCATTTGCTTGCGATATATCGTCCATCATTGCTTTTGTTAGACCAGCGCCGCCACCGCCAGAATTTGGTTCTGCTTTTTTACGTTTAGGATCATCTTTGCAGGCCCATCTATCACAGCTTAATGCTTTTGTAGAGTTTGCACCCCCACCACCTCCCAATCCTCCCATTTTAATACCATGAGTATCTCCAAATGTATGTGAATATGCTGGGGCACCTGCACCACCTCCCGCCCAATATTGACTTGATGTTATTATATTAATTTTAATTCCATCTCCTCCTTTGTCTCCTGGCTCACTTATAGCATATCCATCGTCAGTATCTTGTGTTGCATAATATGCTGCCTTTGAACCGGCACCTCCTCCACCGCCGACACCAACTACAGTAGAGTTATTATTTGCTTTTGTTTCTAAATATGTAACAGGCATTTTCCCACCAGAACTTACATAAATATTACCAACTAAATTTCCTTTAAACGATTTTGATACATCATTTTGTCCAGAGTGCCCGCCTTTATAATTTGTTCCAGCACTACCACCAGCCGCTCTAATAAAATCACCACCATTTTTGAATACAACAGTGTCTTTGCCATTTCGTCCTGTTTCATTCAGTAAATTGTTATTTACAGCAACACCGCCATCGCCGATTTGAATATTTAATACCGTTTTAGCGGGTATTTTTGTAGAGGGTATATGAACAACCGCCCCTGCGCCGCCACCTCCTCCTCCAATTGTTAATGTTGTGTTTGTAGAAAATATACCAGACACAGGTAAAGCACCTGAGCCTCCTCCGCCAATAACTAATATTTCAACATTAGTATCTGTTTTAAACTCTATGGAATTTTTCTGGTATGAAGATAATGATGTAAATGCAACGTAATAATAGCCATCGTAAGTTGTTGATGGTAAACTCTTGATACCGTCCATAATTATATTTGGAATAATTCTTATAGGTGGTTTATTTTGCATATAATTCCAATCAGCTACATAAGTAGATGGTCTATTTTTCAAAGAAGAAAAGTTTCCATCAAATGCGTGTAACCATTCTGGAGCATTTTTAAGATCTTTTATATTAGTATAGTTACCATCGAATGGTTTTTCTCTAATATTTCTATAATCTCCATCAAAATAATTAGTCCACTCTGGTTTATTTTTTAAATTATTGTAATCTCCATTAAAATCAAAAGATGGTGCATTCTTTAATGAATCAAAATTGCCATTAAATGTAGATAACCATGATGGTTTATTTCGCACACTTTCGTAATTTCCATCGAATTCTATTATTGTTGGTTTATTTTTAAGAGAATTATAGTCACCATCAAATGTCGAAACCCATTCTGGAATACTAGTTAACTTGTTGAAATCAGCATCAAATTTATTTTCGACAATTTCTGGTTTGTTTTTCAAGGAATTATAATCACCATCAAAAGAAGAAATCCATTCTGGTTTATTACGCATTAATTGAAAATCGCCTTTAAACATGTCAGGACGTCCTGTTAAACTACTGAATGAACCATCAAATGTATTGAATAGATCTGGTTTTTCTTTTAGTTTATTGAAATCTCCATTAAAAAATGATGGTTTATCTTTTAAAGATGTATAGCTACCATTAAATACTTTAAACCAACTTGGAACATTTTTGAGATTTCTGTAATCTCCATCGAAAACATCGTTTTGAAATATAGGAGCGTCTTTAATAGTTCCAAATGTTCCATCAAAACGATCTAGCCAATCTGGCTTATTTTTCATATTATTTAAACTACTTTTGAATATTTTTGGAATACCTTTCAAACTGTTGTATTTTCCATCAAATTTTTGTAAATGATAAGGGATATTCTTTAGTTTTTGAAAGTCATCGATATTGCTGATAATAGGTTTATTATAAATACTATCATAACTTCCATCAAATATATCTAAATACTCAGGTGTTCCTTTTAAACTTTTATAATCACCATCAAATAAAATTGGCTTATTTACAAGATCATCATAGTCAATTTCTTTTTTTTTACTTATTTTTGCTTCTAACTCATGTAATTGGTCAGCATATTTTGAAAATCCATCTTTAATATGTTTTCCATTCATGACGATATCTTCATTTTTCATATCGAAATTTGCAAATGATTTACCATTTTTGTTATAAACATGTATGTTATTAACATTGTGATTATTGAAGATAGTGTTTTCGTTTTCCACATTCAATTCAATACAATGATTTTCATTGTCGCATATTTCAACAACACCATTTTTATTTTGCACAAGACCCTGCATATCTTTATCGAATTGTTGGATATTTTCATTGAAAACATCTCGACTTTCTTGTAATTCTGTCTGTGTACTAGTAGCATTTTCTTGAATTTTTTCTAATTTGTCTTTTAATTCGTTGTTTTTATTATTATTATTGGATACGATTAAATTTAATTGATTGAGTTTTGCATTCAATTCATTTTCATTATTTTTCAAATCATTTATTTTAGCAATATCTATAGAATTTATATTGGAACCTAATTTGCGTTTTCCATCATTTACTTTGTCTATACCTTTGTCTTTGTTATCAATATACATGTATATTAAATAACTTAATATAGACATGATGACAAATATGAATATTAAAAGTATTACAAAATTATTCATATTTTAAAAAACCAAACAATTCTTACTATATTACAATAATATAAATTTAAGCAGATGTTCCTAAAACATAACCATCTTTGTCAACAGTTGGCTTATTAATAGTTGTGTTCCAATCGCTTGGAAATGTTGCTGGTTTGTTTTTCAATGTTTGATATGAACCGTCGAACGCACTCATCCACGCTGGTTTATTTTCAATATTATTGAAATTTCCATCAAATACTTTAGTTGGTTTATTTGTTAATGAATCGTATTTACCATCGAAACTAGACATCCAACCTGGTTTATTGTTTAATTTATTGAAATCTCCATCGAATATGTTTTCAGGTTTATTTTTGAGAGTATTATAATCTCCATCGAATGTTGACATCCAAGTAGGTTTATTACTTAATTTATCAAAGTCACCGTCAAATATTTTTTCGGGTTTATTTTCTAATGTGTTATAATCACCATTAAATTTAGACATCCACTCGGGTTTATTTTGCAAACTGTTGAAGTCTCCATCAAACACATCAGGACGTCCAGATAAAGAATTATAGCTTCCGTTAAATTTGGACATCCATTCCGGTTTATTTGCTAAATCATTAAAATCACTGGGATATACGTCTGGTTTTCCAGAAAGTGTGCCGAAACTACCGTCAAATTTATCAGCCCATACAGGTTTGTTCGTTAGACTATTATAATTTCCATCAAACAAATCAGGTTTATCAGTTAATTTGTTGTAACTTCCATCAAATTCTGTCATCCATTTTGGTTTGTTCAAAATATTGTCAAAATCACCATCAAATATTACAACCGAACCATCAATTTTAGGAGCATTTTTAAGAGAATCATAACTTCCATTAAAAGAACTCATCCATTCCGGCTTATCTTGTATTTGATCAAAATTTGTTGGATAAGTATTTGGTTTGTCTTTCAAACTTTCGAAAGTACCATCAAATTGATTTAAATGTTCTGGTATATTTTTCAAGTTTTTATATTGCCCATCAAATATGTATGGTTTATTTGTTAAAGTATCATAGCTTCCATCAAATTCATCTATCCAATTTGGTTTATTGGCAAGGCTACTAAAATTTCCATCAAACAACTTAGGTTTGTTAATTAGGTCATCATATTTAATAGGCGTTGATACATGTTTGTTCAAATCATTATTTAAAGAATCTATTTTGGTATCTAATTGATCATATGCATTGTTCACATACATTGGTTTATCAGAACCAAGTATAATGTTTTCATTGATAAGATCAAATTTTAAATATGGTGTACTATGATCTTTATTGACAATTATATTATCAATGTTATGCGGAGACATACTAAATCCCGTTTTATCAACCTGCATATTTAAACAATTGTCTTCATTATTGCATATTGAAACTTTCCCATTTTCATTTTTCACATATTTTTTCAGATTTTCATGGTATTCTTGTAATTTTTCGTCTCTTTCTTGTTTATCTTCGTTCAATTGTTGTTTATTTAATGTGACTTGTTTTGAAATTTCAGATATTTGTTCAAGGTTTTTGTGAAATGATTCTTCGTTTTCTTTTGCTTTTTCTTCGATTTCTGTTAAAATATTTTTATTGCTTTCTTGTGATTTTTCAATATTTTCTTTAATTTCTTCAACTTTTTTTTGTATTTTTGATAACTCGGTATCAAAACCGGTATTGTTATCTTCTACAGTATTCTCCAATGTGTTTTGATAAGATAAGAAATCATAGATTAAATAAGTTATCGATAACACTATAATAATGAATAATATAATTAATATTATTGACAGGAAATTATCCATATATTTATCTATATAACTATACTATAAAAAGAAGAGACAATAATATGAAAAATATTTGATTTGATAGTAAATATGCAATATATAATTGTGATTTATGCTATATTACTGGGTTTTCGGGCATATCAGTTAGTTCTACATTATAATTTTTCATGTTGTTGAGGAGGCTGGGTATCGAATTTATATTCCATGGGAGGCTCAATATCATAAGTAGTCTTAGGTTGTCTATCATCATTGTTGTAAAGATAAAAGAGATTTTCCGATAAATCAGATTTATATTCAAAATTTGGTGTATATGGATTTTCTATTTCTATATCCGTATTTATTTTTACATTTTCAAAATTATTCGTTATATCAAGAACACCAAGTGATATTCCATTGAAAGAAGAATTTGTGCTTTTTTCAAAAATATTTATCCCTTTGATAGAAATATTTATTACATCATTTTTGTTGAATGCATTATCCATATTCGTTTGTTTAATATCGTCAATTGTAAAAACTAATAAATTACCCGGTTGGATTTCGTAATTAGTAACAGAAATATTTTCACTGAATTTAATGAAATATTTTTTATCGAGATTTTCCTTCATGTCAACAGTACCTTTCTCATTACTTATTTTTCCAAATACACTTTCTGGTAAATATATATTTATGATATCGTTTTTATTGATTTTTATTTTTGAAATTACTTGAATAGATATTTTATTTACTATGACATTTGTTGTTTCAGAAATATCTCTTGAGTAATTATCCGATAGTCTTTGTCTATCAATATTAACCATTTCATTCAATACAGAGTAATGAACATGTAAAATATATTGAGCTATCATAGATTGTTCAAATAGTTGTGAAAAATAATTTGATACCAATTTTAACCATTCTTCGTTATTTTCCATAAATTTATAATAATATTTCATCAAATTCGTGAAAGCTCCTCCAATATTTTTTTTGAATAATTCTATATCATGTAATATGTCTTTGACATCTTGATATGTTTCGACACTATCATATTTTATTGAGTTTTCGCGCAAATTGTCTTTGTTAAGTAATGAATCTTTCTCTTTCTTTATGATATTAAATCTATTCAAATATAATTCCCCATCACTCATAAACATAGGCGAATTATTCATATCTGTTCCACCGAAATATACGCTATTATTGTCAAAATCATATTTTGTAAATGGTTGTTGATTTTTTGAATTAACTACAAAAGATGAAATATTATCAGGCGTTATATTAAATACGTTGTTTGCATCAATATTCATGTGCATACATTTGTTTTCACTATTACAAATTTTGAAATTTTTATGATGAATTGTTTCTGTTGATGTATTAGCGGTCAAACCATTTACAGCCGTTGTTTTTGCTAGAATCTCTAAATTTGGTTCAACAGCTGTAAATGCATGCTCAAATATTTTTCTATTTTGTTCTGCATTATTGTTATCATTAAATTTTAAATAGTGTTTTAAATTATTCTCTAAATTACTCATATATGTTTTACTAGTTGCAATATCAGTTATCATATTATTATGTTGGGTATCCATATTATTGATTTGCTCATCATATTTCTTTACTTTATTCGTAACTGTACTTTCTACAGTATTTACTGATGTATTAAGTTTTGTAAAAGATGTATCAATATCATCTTTATAATTGATATAATCGTATAAAAAATATATAATTCCTATACTCACAGAAAGCATCAAAATTATAAATATTATTGTCATAAAATCATTCATTATAAAATTATATACGTTATCTAATGATTGAAATTAAAAAAAATTGTTCATTTATATTATATTATCTGGTATTTCTATTATTTTAGTAGTACTTATACTAGCATCATATATATCGCCCGTAGACTGTACTTCATCGTTGATGTAAGAATAATCTATATCACCTTCAGATTGTACTTCATCGTTGATGTAAGAATAATCTATATCGCCTCCAGATTGTAGTTCATCATTCTTTGCTTCATCCTCTATATCTCCTCCAGATTGTAGTTCATCATTCATTGCTTCATCCTCTATATCGCCTCCAGATAGTAGTTCATCATTCATTGCTTCATGCTCTATATCTCCTCCAGATAGTAGTTCATTATTTATCGCATCATCTGCTATATCATAATTTTTACCGATCATTTCATCATTTTGAACTATAGTAGACATATCAACCTGTTGTATTTCTTCTTCTATATTATTTATCAATCGATTTACATATTCTTTGTCTCCAATTATATATTCGAATGGCATATTTGTACTTTCTGTGTTTAATTTCATTTCAATTCCCATCGTTTGAAGCTCTTGATTTAACAATTTAAATGAGTATGGCGTGTTAATAACTGCAATATCTGTCAAATTACAACCTTTACAATTAATTATTCTATTTTTTTTGGAAGGATTATATGTTGCTAATGTTCCACATCTCCTACATACTGCCCATGTGAATTTATCAGACCTTTCCATCATACTTTCTTGTAAGAATAAAGAAGTACCATGACTAAGTATGCTATCTCTTTCCATCTCACCAATACGGAGACCACCTCCTTTGCGCCGACCAGATGTTGGTTGTCTTGTTAACATAACTTTAGGCAATTCATTTTTATCTTTATCATGTCCTCTTGAATTGATTTTATCAGCGACCATGTGTTTTAATCTAAAGTAATAAGTAGGGCCAATGAATATTTCTGTATGAATTTGTCTGCCTGTAAAGCCATTATACAAAATTTCATTACCATGACTGTTAAATCCTTTTTTTTCCAAAGAACTGTATAATTTATTTTCATCAAATGGTATAAAAACAGATCCATCACCTAAACTTCCATTCAAACAACATAATTTTGCAAAAACACATTCAACCAAATGTCCAATCGTCATTCTTGACGGAATGGCATGTGGATTTATAATAATATCTGGTCTTATACCATCCTTAGTATAAGGCATACTTTCTTCAGGAATAAGCATACCAATTACCCCTTTTTGTCCGTGTCTCGATGCATGCTTGTCTCCAAATTCTGGTTTTCTAACTTTTAAAAATCTAACTTTACATATTGAAGAATTATTTCCAACAGTCTTATTGGAATAAAATACTTTATCAACAATGCCGTAAAGAGTTTTATCTGTTGTTATTGATACATCAGTATAAATTGTTTCTTTAACATATTCAGTAAAAACCCCTTTTTTTACTTCTTTAAATGTATCTCTAACATTTAACATACCAATAATTACTACTTTTTGTCCTTGTGATATTTTTGATTTTTCCTTAATAAAACCATCATTATCTATTAAATTATAATTTGCGTGTTTGATACCATTTACTTTTATACCACGATTTACATAATCCATTGGATTACCAAATATAATTCTTTCAGTTGGTGATATTTCTTTTGCTGTTCCTGTTACAGATTTATAATAAGATATGTTAAACAATCCTCTTTCAACACTATTTTTATTAATCATAATGCTATCTTCTTGATTAAACCCGCTATATGTCATGATTGCAACAATTACATTATATCCATTTGGCATATTATCACTACAAGTGTACTGTGATAATTGGGTTGTTATTATTGGTCGTTGGGCATAATGTTGGACATATGACATAGTATCAAACCGTTTGTTGAAATTTGTAGCATACATACCAAGCGCTTGTTTACTTTGCGCAGCATGGAAAACATTTCTAGCAGATTGATTATGATTACAAAGAGGAATATTTGCACTTACTACACTAAACATAGTAGATGGATGTATTTCAACATGTGTATGAAATACGGTAATATCACTTTTGTTCATAGCAATTAGAGACGTATCCGCTTCTTCGCTATCAAGATATTCTATTAATGAACCATTTTTTTCAAGAGATGTTAAAACTTGTTCATGTGATAAATTTTGAAATTGATCTAATTGCAAAGGATTAATATACGTGTTTCGATAGTAAAAATCGTCGTTCAATTCATCTTGATCAAACTTTAAAGTACTTCCTGTAATTAAATCAAACCAGTTCTTGCTTTTTATCAATTTTTCATCATAAAATCTACTAGATATTATCAATGGTCTACATGGTCTACCTGCTTCAATATTAATTTTAATTTCATTTTGTTTGATATTCCAAGAAATAGATGTTAAAATATTAATTAAACTGTTTCTTCGATATGCTTTAAGAGTTCTTATAACAGTATTTGGTTCATTTGTTACACCAAACCACGCACCATTCAAAAATACTTTACATACATCCTTTGTTAAAGGAGCATTATAATATTCTAAACGAATCACACCAATATCAATCAAGCATTTTTTAATATTTTCTGTGCTAGCACCTGGTGCTATTTTAGTTAATAATGCAAGATTTTTGAGATATCCAACAGATCCTCCGTCTGGTGTTTCAAAAGGACACATTATACCATACTGCTGACAATGAAGTTTATGCGGTGCTGTAACTTTAATACTTCTGTCTAATGGTAAATTGACTCTTCGCAGGTGAGATAAAAATCCAATATAACTAATGCGTGACAAATCTTGAACCTTTCCCAATTCTGGATCAAGTTCATTTACTACACCCCACGCACCTTTGAGTGATTTTGCAAAAGTTTGCGATATCAACAGATTAGGTATAATTTTGAAAATATTCTGTTCTGTTATGAAATTTTTATAATCCATTTTTTGGTGCCATGCGCCATAGTAATAAATTGAATCCATTTTATCTCTAATGTGCTTTTGAAGTTTGGCATAAGATGTGTGAAATAATTGAGCCATTAAATAACCACTGATATCAACTCTTTTATTTACATAACTATCCTTATCAGTTGGTGGTGAAATTTTAACAACGTTATTGAAAATTTGTTTTGTTAAATAGCCTAAATACTTTCCCTTATTTTCTTGTTTTTCAATATTTGGAAAAATGTATGTTGTAAATACAAACTTTAAGAATTCCATTGTTGAATATTGAACAAAGTTTTGTAATGTAGTAAAAGCCTCTTGTTGTGTATAAATGTATTCATTTTCATTCAAATAGTTGTGAGCGAGCGAAGGACGTATAAAATCATCAAAAAATATCTTTTCACTCTCAGTTAAATTTGTACCAAATATTGATTCATATATATCTTTATCACTTTCTACACCAAGAGCTCTAAAAAATATAACAAGTGGAATTGGTATACTAATGAAAGGAAGTTTTACAACAATCGAACCCTTTGATTTTGTTTTATTTTTTGCAGCTGGTTTACTTTGTTTTTCATTGTCATCTTCGCTATTTTCATCATCAATATGATCATTATATTGTTGTTCTTTACCATTGTGATGTATTAAAAATTCTATTTTTTTTGGCACAAGCATTGTTTCACCACTTTCAGCCGAACAATGAATAAAAGCCTTGTGACTGAAATTATCATCATCTTTTATTGGTAAAACAAATAATTTATTTGTAGCATTTCTTTCTTGCGCGACGATAACTTTTTCTTTACCATCTATAATGAAATATCCGCCAGTATCATAAATACATTCTCCTAATTCTTTGAGAACTGTAGAACCTTGTCCGTTCAAAATGCAAATATCACTATGTAACATAATAGGAATACTTCCAATCGCAACATTATTAAATTTATTTGTTATAATGTAATCTTGATCATTCGCTTCTTTTTTTGCGAAGTCTATTATTTCTACGATAACATTTGCAAAAATATGGCTTTCGTAAGTTAAATTTCTTAATCTGGCTTCATTCGGCGTCATTAATTTCATATCACTATCTTCAAAATATACAGGACGATCTAAAAAAATTTCATCGCTGTTTTTTCCACCAATGTAAATGTCAGTTTTCATATTTACTTTCCCTTGATCATCATATTTTATCATTGTAATTGGATTATATGATTTTATGGTATGCGGAATATATGTTTTAACAAGTTCTCTAAAACTATCTAAATGATGACTTGTAAATGGATATTTATTATCTTGAAAATAAAGATCTAATATATTTTTCATATCCATTTGGATTAATAATATAGTATTCTACATTTATTTTATATATTTTTATATAAATATTATATAAAGACAGAATACAATTTTTAATTGTTCTTGAGCCAAAATATGAATAATAGCAATTCTACATCTGAAAATGAAGATATAAATATATATATTGATAGATGTAATGTTGACTTTACACATTATGACATAGCAATGATTGTACATAAAGTTTTCAAACATATGTATCGATTTATTGGAAATAAACAATGGGAATATTTTGACTTGAAGGATAAAACATGGATTATAGATGATAAAAATAAAAAATTAAAATTTGATATTAAAACAATAATATGTGATTTATTTACAACACGCTCATTATATTGGTTTGAACAATCAACTCAATATAATGACATAAATTCTGATATATTTGCCAAAATAATGTCTGATAAAATGTTAAAAATCAGTGACAAACTAAAAGACGATAAATATATATCCGTAGTTATTAAAGAGGCTGCTTGTTTTTTCGATATATATAAATATGATTAGGCAAAATAATTCATTATTTTTGAAATTGCAATATTTATATGACAAAATTTCCATCCATGATATTTATGAAAGAATAACATTTGAATTTGTGGATCTTCCATTAAAAGCATATGATGATAAACATATTCGCAATGTTACAAATGAGTTAAATGGTAAATTTTGTTCTAAGAATGTCATCAGATTTTTTAAAGATTGTAAGAAATGTATGAAAGTTGTTTATAATTCTGGAGAAATTACATTTTATATATTCGACAAAAAAGATTTCATGTATATGACAAAACTATTATTATTGATTAAAAGAGCTGTGATAACAAAACAATTTTTGAATATAAATAAACCGACAAATATTTTTTTAATATTATCGACATGTAAAAGATACATTTCTTCAAAAGCATTGATAGATGCACAACATATTAACGGAGGTTTTACTAAAATTACAAATGGCAATCAAATTTCTATATATGTAACAAGAAAAGAAGAATGTGATAAAGTGATGATACACGAGTTAGTTCACCAATGTTCATATATTCACGGTGATGATTTTAAATCAACACATTTAAATGCATTGAAAAATCATTTTAATTTGCATCCTAATCTTATACTTATACCAAACGAAGCGATAGTAGAGTTATGGGCTGTATTGATCTATAGTGCATTTATATCATTTGAGTATGGTTTATCACATAATGATATTTTGAATATTGAAAAGCAACACAATTATTTACAATCTTTAAAAATATTTGAAAAGCAAAAAGACAAATTATGGTACGAATATACCAATGGATATTGTTATATCATATTCAAAACAATATTGCTGCAAAATTTAGAAAAACTTGAAAAAAATTATACTTACAACTATTCTCCTGATTATATAGTCTCCTTTTTATTGAATAACAAATTGCAAGATAAATACAATAAAAACCATGACTTCTTTAAAACTATAAGGGGTGATAAGTCACTAAGATTAACATTCTTGAATGATTAATTGTTTTTATTGATGTTATAATGATATAAAATAATAAAAAATAACATATTAAGGTAATAAAATGTCGATAGATGATATTAATTATATGAAAAAAACATGCATCAAACAGTCTTATACATTTTTAGTAGATAGTTCTGATAGAGATAGAAGTATATTTCCAACACCGGCAGAATATAATATTGAATTTACAATCCCTTTCAGAAATGTAATTGGACTTGAAGTTCTTGATGTCAGTATTCCTAAGACAATGTATAACATTGATAGTAATAATAATGGATTATATTATTATATTCTTGATGAAAATTCAAGTAATTTATCCATATTACAAGATGAAAAGAACAATGACTATTATGATAAAGAGTTATTTAGTTTGATAGAAATACCTCCAGGTGATTATACCACAAATACGTTTATAGATAAATTACGTCTTTTGTTTTTTACAAATAAGATTGATATGGATGTTTCTGCAGTTGATTATCCAGCAGAATTAACAAATAAAATATTTTTCCAATCAAATAGACCTTTTATATTGGATATGCATAGGTCGACGATTGCTGAAGTATTAGGTTTTGATGAATATACTAATACAAATGTTGAAAATTCTAAAAAATATAGATATGAAAGTGCATATAACTCAAAGCACGGATTTGAAAAATTATTTCATAGTGTACCTAATGAAAACAATATACATAGAATAGAAGCTCCGGGTATGATGTATTTAATAGGTTTTAAATATATTGTTTTAAAATGTCCAGAGATCGAACAACATTTATATAGATCGCTTTCATATTCAAAGTATAATTTAGGACTTGCAAAAATTCGAGTAAACAGTTATGGGTATAATGATGAAAAAACATCATTTTTAAAAGTTCCTCTTAGAGAATTTCACCCAATTGGTAAATTATCAAAACTAACCTTTAGATTTGAAACAAAATCAGGAAAACTTTATGATTTTAAAGGTGTAAATCACAATATTGTATATGCGATTTATTATTATGAACCAAGACAAGAAAATGTTATTAAGAATTCTATATTGAATCCTGAGTATAATCCTAATCTTATTGATTATTTATATACTCAACAAGAACAAGAAGGAGAATCAGATGAAGAAAATGAAGACTTTTCCAGAGATAATATATATGTGTATAAACAACGTGAAAAAGAATATGATAGTGTTGAAATAAATAATACAAATACCGATATAGCATTAAAACTAAAAGAAAGAAATGAATTAAGTCAAAAACACAAAAATGATATGATGAAAAACATAAAAAGAAAGAATAATATATCAAGCGAATCAGAAGATTTAAGTGAAGAATATAGTGATAGCTAAATTATTTATTTTTATTTTGATTATTCATTACACCGACTGCGATTTTATTAATGATTTCATCTAAGTCTTTTTTTGAAAGATTTCCATTATTAATAAACTCTTGGATTTTATTTTTATCAATTACTCCAGACATTACTCCTTCAATAATATTGTTTTGAAACTTTTCTATTTTTTTCTTATCGTTTTGAAAATTTTCTACTTTTGTTTTTGAACAGCCTGCTAATAAAACTGATATTATAACTGCGCATAACATAAGAGAAAACATCATATATTTTTCGTTTAGATTCATATTTGCTTTTATAATATATAGAGATAAAAAAAATATCACTGAAGAATAGTAATAATACAATAAATGGCAGAACTATTTCAAGCATATGGTGGCTTAAATGAAAATTCCTATGTACCTACAAATAATTATCAAGAAGGTGAACAAGATCAATATGACGAACCTGTAAAACAGGTTTATCAACAACCTGTTGCCAAAAAACAAATTCAACAAGTACCAATTGTTCAACCCGCTCCTGCGGTTGTACAACAAATACAAAATAAACCAGATTACAGCAATCAAATGAATGGTTTTGTTCCTGTTGTAAACAAACAACCCGAGCCCTCAAAGAACTTATCATATTCATATTCATTTACTGATAGAATGATTCTTAAACGCCCAGAAGTGATTAAACTCGCTGTATTCTCTCTTGTAATTGTTCTTGCAATTTCTTTAGAAAAAATTGCAACACACTATATTACAAAATATTTGTCTGAAAATATTTTTACAGACTTTCAAGAGTTCATGATAAGATTAGTATATCCCATAACTGTTTTCTTGATTATTTGGGTAATCAAATCAATGTAAAAAAGTATATTAATAGTGATCAGATCTTTTTTTTTTGTTTTCTGTTATTGGCGATATTTGTCTTTTCCGCTTGATATCATTTTGTATAGTTTGCATAATATTATTCAAAATATTATTATTCGAATGTTTCATTTTAGATTGATGTATTTTTAATCCTTTTTCATGTTCAAATTCTTTATTGCATTGTAAACAAGTAAAATGACGTGTTGATGCTGATTTATTGTTACTTATTGATGTTTTTGACGATTCACGCTCACAATGGTATGATATTCCATTTTTTCGCAATGCTATATTTTTGTTATACGGCACACAATATAGATTTTCTTTCATAAGATATAATTTATTCAAAACCCAAATCCTTAAATAGAATTATTTTTGTTTTCACAATACAGGAAATGAAATGAATTCTCAAAAGTGTTTTTTATATCAGTTATTACCAAAACTTTAACATTATTTGGAATGACATTGATAAGTTGGCAAATATTATGAATTTCATCTTTATTTGATGGATAATATACATATTTTTCATTATTATTTAAAATAACAACAATTCTATCCTGTGTATTCGTTGTATATATAGTATGTATATTGAAGATATTCAAAAATATTTTATCAAAATTTACTGCCTTAATTGGCACATTTGATTGAATACCTTTTGCAACCGGTGGTGGATTTTCAATATATTTATTAATATTTTCTTTAAGTTTTTCTAAACGTTCTTTTTGCGTTTTATTGATATCACCATGCATTGCATTATCACACATAATTGTATCAAAGTTATACTTAGCCTTTGAATATGAAACAGGTGAAAATAAAAATGAATTTGTTGAAAATTGTTTTGTAATCACGCATAACGATAAAAATAATACAAATTTGTACCGAGATGCCTGTTTTATATTCATCAAAGAGTTATATACCATATTGTAAATATATTTATATCAATTTATCATGAAACTAAACTATGTATCTTCTGTAAGAAATATTTTTTGCTGCAAATCTTCAAATTCTTTTTTTATAATTTCGTTTTCTTCTACAAGTCGTTTCCTATTTTGGTTGTGTTTTTGTATCAATTCGTATTTGTTACCACCAAAATACTCTACACAATAACCACCATTGATTAAAATTTTGGATACCATATCACCATTAGAGCTTACAAAATCTCCTAAAATTCTTCCAAATTTTTCTCTGGAATCTTCATCATTTTTATTTTTTTGCGTTTTCAAAATGGACTCGTCGCCAAGTATTTCTTTTAGTTTATTTTTTGCCACATTTCCGAATAACTTCTCAACTGGATCAGCTGTACGAGATTCTGGAGTATCTATGCCTGCTATACGTACTCTTTGATTTTTCATAATAATACCAAAACCTAGATCAATATCAACGTCTACAGTATCTCCATCAATGACCTTCAATACTTTAACTTTATATTCGTACATTTTATGAATTATATATTCATTTTTGTTTTATATATGTGATATTTAATAGAAAGCAAGTTGTAAACAAATGTCTACAAATGTACAATTTACGAATAAAAAAATAAATGTTTCAACTTTTTTGAAAAACATGATTGATAATTTTAATAATAGTAAAATCGAAGATCCCAAAGCATTAAGAATGACTAAAGACACAAGAGATTACTATATAAATAAAATGAATAAACATATTGAAGCTATCGAATTATTGATGAAAAATACTATTCATAATCTAGCATTTAAAGAAAGAATTGAATGCGTTTTATATGGTATAAATTGCAAAAAAGATTCTCAACAAGATGTAAAACATTTTGAAGAAAGAGTAACAGATTTTATACACGAGGAAGGAATAGAACGTTATTTTACTCATAATGGAAAAATAATTACTGACAAAAGCTATATTGAATCTATTTCAGACATAAATTATGATAATGATATGATCATTATAAATGTTTTATTTTATATTTTATTTTATGGTTATTTTTACTTTATGAGAGGTCGTAAACAAGAAATACGTAAATTAATTCATTTTGTTACATCACTTGAAGAAAATGCTGCTGCTCGTATAATTGATTTTGTATCGACTATAAACAATCTTGAAAAACACAGAGACAAAAATGATGAAAAAATATATATACTAGAAACTTATTCATATGTATTAGATCATTTCATAAAAAAACAATATCGTTACATTGTTGGTAATAAGAATTATAAATACACTGATTTAAAGGATGCATTTCAATATGAATCATATAATTTGAACAGAAATCCTTCAATTTGGGTGTTTAAAAGTATATCAAATACGCATGTTAAGGAGATATTAAAAGCATTTCTAGATGAAAATGAAAGTGGTGACGATAACTTTGATTTAGACACAGCGTATGAAACCGGAGAAAAACGACAAATCACAGAAGGTGTAAAAGATCCGGATTATTATAGCAATTATTCAAAGAGAACAAGAATGGGAGGGAAAAAAAGAAACAAAAATGTAAAAATAAATGATACTAAACCTAAACCCAAAACTGAGGGTTCTAAAACAAAACCCAAGAATGTCACTAAACCAAAAATCAAAACTGAAGATTCTAAACCTAAACCCAAGAATGATACTAATCCTAAGAGTAAAAAAATAAATACTTCAAAGAAAAACAACGAAAATGTTTGCACAATATCATAATGAAATTTCACAAAACCAATTTTGTTTTTCCCATTTAATTATATATGTGATATTTATTTCTTTTTGTATATCTTTAAACATTTGATGAAATGAATCAATATTATGTATATAATAAAAGCGATTTACAACAAAATTTTTGTTTTTGGAATTCCAAACTACATTATTAGGACCTATTTGGAAATTTCTATAATCATTTTTGGATTTTTCATTATCATTTAAGATTTCGTACGACCATACTGAAATTAATATTTTACCATTTTCGTTTAAACAGTTTATCATATTTTTAATAGCATTTTTTTGATCTTCTATATTTTCAAGATGATGTATGACAGCAATACATATAATACAATCAAATTTACCAAAGTCATTTGGATTTAATTCCAATACATCTTTTTTATAAACATTACATATTCCTTTGTTTTTACATATTTGTATTAGATTTGTTGATATATCTGTTCCAATACAATCGAAATTATTTTGTTGTGCAAAAATTGTATTTTTCCCATTTCCAATACCTACATCGAGTAATGTTTTTCTTTTTATATGATTACTGTTTGATTTTATAAATTTTTGAACACTTTCCCATATTCTATTGCGAGATCCATCAAATTCGTCACATATTAAATCATATTGCTTTTCAATTTCGATATTATGAGTATGATACATGATATGATAATTTATTATACGATTGTCATTTTTTGTAAAAAATAAAATACAGGCACGTATAAAAATATTTTTTATAATGTTGTAATATAGTAAAATGAAAGGAAAAGCATTATTATTTGGTCTTAACTATGCGCATTGTAAATCTGGAAAATTAAACGGCTGTATTAATGATGTTAATGCAATGTCTCAATATATAAAATCATTATTAAATATTCCTGTTGAAACATATACAGATGATACAAATTTAAAAGATACATCATATGATGGTATTGTAAAACGCTTATACGACATTGCTGTAGAATCTCACAAACAAGACTTAGATTTTGTGTGGATACATTACAGTGGTCATGGAAGTAATCAAAAGGATATTTCTGGAGATGAGGAAGATGGAATGGATGAAGGACTTGTACCATCTGATTATGACAAGAAAGGTATTTTGATAGATGATATTATACACGATACTCTTGCTGCATTCAATCCTAAAACAAAAATTTTATTCATATGCGATTCATGTCATAGCGGCACTATGTTAGACTTAAAATACGTATGGGATACTGAGCGTAAAACACTTAAGATAGATAACGTAAAAAACAAAATAAAATCAAGAACAATGTTAATATCTGGCTGTGAAGACAATCAAACTTCAGCAGATGCATTTAATTTACTCAATGACAATAAACCAATCGGTGCGCTTACAGCATCAATATTAAATGTTTTAAAACACAACCCATCATATATTAATGATTGCTTTGCTCTTGTTAATGCTGTTCGTAAAGAATTAAAACTTAAAAGATTTTCTCAATATCCTTTGTTATCTACAAATTATGACATGAAAAATGATTTATCACTCATACCTATCATTACGCAAGCGCCTGTTATTCAACAAGTTCTAGTCCAAAAAATACAATCGGTTCAACAGCCAGTTCAACAGCCAGTTCAACAGCCAGTTCAACAGCCAGTTCAACAACCAGTTCAACAACCAGTTCAACAGCCAGTTCAACAACCAGTTCAACAACCAGTTCAACAAC